TAATTCATCTCCAAAAGTAGAAAATCGCCAGTGATTTCCTATTCAATACAGTAATTCTACTGAAAACAAATAACTTTGTCAAGGCATATTTCCGGTAATATTACCGAAACTCAAACCGAGGATATCGGTCGTAGACATAGACGTCAAACTCGGTGGCAGCTGCCAGACCGCCGATCACGTTGCCCGAGTAGTCATACCCAGTGGTGGGGCGACGACCGCGCACAACCACACGCTTCTCGGTGTGTCCGTACTTGCGAAGAACCTCATTGTCACGAGCGATCTCCTGACGGATCAATCGCAGGTACATAGAGTTGCGATCGTTGGTAGTGAACCGATAAGAACTAGACTTGTGGTTTACTTTTACAACGTCAATCATTACGCTATCTCCTGATTACTGAAATCAATTAAGATCTGACCAAGTTCAACTTTGTCGAACAGTTTGTCAATTTCTTCTTTCAGATCATTGCTTGCCACCGAGTACATTTTCTGATACTCTGTCAGTTGCTCCGAAGTGATTACCTTCACCATGTGCAACGGTTTTGAATCTGTAACTCTATACAGCATTACACTGCCTCCTCAACTTTGGAAAGGACGTCAAGGTTGAAGACGGTGTAACGCTTCGGCACCTTGATTTTCTTTTCTTTCTTGGTTGCTTCGTCAATGATTTTCTTCACGACGATGCGCTTGATAGCAACACCTTGACCCTTCGCGCCAGCGACCGAGTAACCTTCGGCGACTGCCTGACGGAAAGTCATCCAGAAGGGAGAAGTATATCCTGCCTCAGCAGCGGCGATCTCAAGAGCGATAGCATTACCGCCAGAGTAGGGAGTTTTGGTTACGAAGTTAAACATATTTGGTTCCTTTTCTCAACTTACAACCATTATACTAAAATCGGGTTCCAAAGTAAAATTTAATTTTCTTGAATAAAATCAATGACTTACGACCGACCCACTGCAGAACGTGCCGCAGATACCTTGAGATAGGACTTCAACCAGTCTTCAGGGGACTTCACAGACGTGTTCAGGGTGAGTTTCAATCCCCGTGAGCGCATCTCCTTCTTCAGAATAGATGCTGCCTCAGTGCCCATGAAGCGCGACACAAGGCGAAGTAGGATCTTCCGGAACTTCACGTCATGGTGCATTGCACCTGCTTGATGGGCGAGTTCGTGGAGCAGGGTGTACTCATCCATGCCGTGAGTGGGGCAAAGGTCAATCTTGCCACCGTAGTGAGCACGGCCAGCAGTTCGACTGCGCCCACCCATATCGCGTTTCTGCTCAAGGTAAACAAACTTGCCGCCAGCGAGTTCCTTCCACAATTTAGAGTTGAGGATCTGCTTGAGGCGACGCTCGGCGTCCTTGAAGGTGTCAAACTGTTTAATCTGAACCTGCTTTTGAAATGCCCACTCAGACTGATACACCTTCTGACGGTTTGAGTCCCGATAGGAACCGTTTGACCGACCAGTCTTTTTTACCTGCTGTTTTCGCGCGAGGTATTGTGAATACTTCTCTGCCAACTCCATGGTCATCCCAGGAACGGTGAGGAGTTCGTTGACTTCCTCAACTCGACGGTGACCTGCGAAACAACGGTTGTTGGTGAAGATCATTATATCACTCTCCTTACAGATAATCGCAAACTTTTTTCCAGATGCCTTCTAACTCTTCTTGAGAGTCAAAACCGAATTCGGTCGCGAAGTCCCAGTCTGAAGACTTATAGATCACGCTATCAGGTCCACCGTTTTCCTTGATCGCTTCGGCGATTACCGCAGGACTGCGATGAGAGACAACAAAATCACCATTATGATCAATCAACTCAATACGACCTTCACAAACAGAAACAAAACTAATCATGCCTTTCTCCTTAATCAATACAACCATTATACTGAAATCAGGGTCCAAAGTAAAGTTTGAAAAACTCTAATAAAATCAATAACTTACGCTTCTTCGTAAACTATAATACCTGCGAAAATGATGACTTCGGTTACCTTATAACCTAAATTCTTGAGTCTTTTAATCTCGCTTTTGATCGCGGTTAGGGTGTTGTCTACTACTGAAATCATGAAGTCGCCTCCTCAAACAGAACACCTATTATCCCGCAATCAGGATCCAAAGTAAAGTTTGAAAAAGTCGTTATAAATCAATAACTTAGCAGTCCCCGATTATGGAGATCAAAGAATTTACGGGTCATGCGTATCCACGGTTGAATATCCTCGACAAATATCTCAGGATTGTTGTCGTCTCGGATTGCCATGAGGATAACTGCCTGTTCAATATCAACGTCATAACGCTCTTTGACCATGATCGCATAGGCAGCACATTGCATGAAGTAGGTGGTGATGTCGTCGCGCGTCTTTCGGCGGCGAGAAGTTTTGAAGTCGAGCAACGTATTTTTACCTGCGTATCGGCAGATTAAGTCTGCCGTCCCTGCAGTTTTTAATTCATGAGAATACATACGCAACTCAATACCATAGATCTTATCGACGTTCTCATCAAGATAAGGTTGTATGGTGCGAAAGGAAGAAAGGGCGATCGGGTTTGCTTCTTTCTCTACTAATGTACCGAGAGTATATTTTTCAGCGATATCATGCATCGCCGTACCGAAACCTGCTGCTTGCGTGGATATTTTATTTGCCTCCTCGTTGCCAACTCTTCTTCTCCACGCGGCGATCCCCTTTCGAGAGAAGTAGGAAAGGACTGTAGTGACTGATGGGTATTTCTCTCCTGTTGGTGTTTGATACAGTCGCTTTCCATCTTCGTTCACACGTTTGAGTGTTATTTCCTCAAACAATTCATAATCAAAAGTTTTCATTATACTGCTCTTAGCATCTCCCTTGGATTGAATGCTCCTAGTTCGTGTTCGGCGATAATAAACTCGCGAACAAATCCGCTGCGAACAATATCGTCAATACCGAATTCTATGTGCGCCATAGAATTCATTCTCTTAAAGATTCTCATGATTCCCTCAAGTCCAGACTCTTGATTATATCTGCTGCTAGTGAGGTCATCTTGAAGTATATCTCCACATACAACTATTCTACTTGAATCACCTACCCTTGTCAATACAGTTTTTAATTCCATGTATGACAGGTTTTGTGCCTCATCAAGTATGATAATGGCATTGTCGATTGTTGTTCCGCGAAGGAATGAGGTTGATTGGAATTCTACGATGCCCTTCTGCTTCAGAATATCATATGCATCTCCTCTGTTAAACAATTCTGCGCAGATACTTTTATAGGGTGCTTCGTAGTTTGCCATCTTTTCGGTTTCTTTTCCTGGTAGAAATCCTATGTCTTTCGATGGTTGTGCTGATCTGACGATTACAATTTTATCCTTTGAATTGTCTTGATACTCGAACAGATCGTATAGTGCTAGATATAGCGATAGGAATGTTTTGCCAGTTCCTGGCGAACCATGTAACAGGACGTGCTTTTCGTTATCGTATTGTTCGAAGACTTCCTGCTGGTTTTGGGTTTTAGGTTTTATCTCACGTAATTTCATGCCTCTCGATGGAACATTTTCACGATCATCCAGAATACCTTGCCTTCTCAGTGACCGTCTTTGTTTCTTTGAAAGTGCCATATTTCGTGCCTTATGTTTTGGGTTTATGTTAGTAACTTACTCGCCAAATACATATCAAAAGGTGTTGATGTTTGCTCCCCTCCCTGATGCTTTTTTGATTGAACGAAGTACATCCCGAAAACCATCGTCAGGTTTTTGTTTACCATCGTCTCTGGATAATCGGGGTGCGGATAAATGAACTTGTGAGAGATGAGGATTTTCAGACTTGAAGGAATCAAGTTCTGCAATCTTCAGAGTGACTTCGGACGTTTCGCCCGTGTCGTTGTCGCGGAAATTATAAACAGGCATATTAGTATTTATTTAATGTAGTCGTTGAACGATAGCAAATCATTAAGATTATTTGAACGTAGAGCATTCTTTATGCTCTTTTCTTTCAGTTCTTCACCATGATCTACTCTTTGCTTTTTCTTACGCTCTTCGCGCCGCAGTTCGTTGTACAAACGATCCCCTTTCGTCTTACTCATAGCAGTCCTGGAAATGCCTCCTCTACCAGTTTCTTTGTTAATCCCTTGTATGGTAACTTCTTATCTTTTACTGCAAGAAGCACCTTCGCCTCTTTCGGGTTTATGTTCTCCAACAATTCAATGAAAAGCATTTCCCTCTTCACTGGTTTTAGATCAGGATTACCACCCTTGATAAACAAATACAGTCGACGGTCTTCAGCGTATAGTCCTGAATCATCTTCGTCAATGACGTCATTTTCTTTATATGGTGGAGCACCTTCAGGCAAATCAAACTCAATGTTCGGATCAAATGTGTACTTTAACAATCGAAGCATTAAGTTATTTGGTCGATGACTCCGAAGAAAATTGACTTTATTTTTGCGACCCGAAGTTTTCTCGAGATCAGTGAAGATAGTATCAATCAATGGTAGTTTCATATTAGAACTCGTTTATATTTTCCATCATGTGCTTGAGTTTATTTTTGATGAAATAATTAAACAACTTAGAGCGATCCTTTTCAGACTGCTGCTGATATTGTGTTTTCACTTCATCACGTATTTCATCAGGAACTCGGTCGAGGTCAATCAGCAAACGATTGCGATTAAAGTTTCGAATCAATTCTTCATTCATACCTGTCCAATCTTCTGGCCAGTCAGCTGAAAGAATTTGATCAATGACTTTTTGTCGCAGTTGCTTTTGACGAGAGTTGCTGACGAAAGTGTCATCAGAAGAAAGGAAGTTGGGAACACCATCACCACTGTCGCCACGAAGGATATGCTCAACCAAAAACTTATTTGGATCAGAGCATTCAAGGAATCGCTTGCGTACAGGGTCATACTGTTTCACATTCGCATACTTCTGAAGTTGCATAAAGTCTTTGTCGCCTGAGAGAATCAGAATGGGATCACCGCCCAACTCTCGACCATTCTCATGGCAGAAAGTTGCAATGATATCATCTGCTTCAGCAGACTCAACACGGATTACAGGATAAGGGAAGTTGTCTCGAATCTCGTCTCGTATCTTATTCAAGGTTTGAAAGATTGCGTTCCAGTCAAGGGGAGACTTTTCACGCATCTGCTTGCGACTTGCTTTATAGTAAGGAAAGATCTGTTTGCGCCAATAGTTCTTGTCGTCACAAGCGATAACCATATCACCAAACTGATCTTTGAATTTGAGTCGATTGACTCGGAGAGTATTTAAAACCATATGCCGTATTAAATTTTCTTCAACATGCGGTTGTCCACGTAGTGATGCCATTAAAGAAGCAATCATCACTTGGTTCATATCAACAATAATCATGATATTTTCCTAATCATTTTTTATAATATTATTCTTTTTCTTCACCAAAGTCAAGAGATAATTGACGATCATCAGTAATTAATCTGACCGCATCCGCATACATAGTATCTGCAAGGTCTTGAACAGGATGCCAGATACTGTTGGACTTGAAGGTTAGCGATCGGATTGACTCAAATACAAGGGATATGTCCTGTATATAATCATCACCTTCAACGGGATATCCCGACTCGATGAAAGAAGAAAGAACATCAGAAGTCAAATCATCAACATAATTTTCAATTATTTCTAGTCCAACTTCTTCTTCTGCATTAATTGCTTGCAATCTTTTCTCGACAGGAAATCGAATAACATTACTCACGCAGTTTGCATTCATAACTCACCCGACTTTATAACTGAAAGTCTCTTTGGGTATTGACCGATCGTCAACGCTTCGAATCAGAGAATTCAGTAGAGAGTTCCATTGAGCAATGCGTCCATTCCAAGTGTAGAAAACATTTGCGTAACTTTGCATTGGAGAAAGGCG